CTTCATATGGTATCTACTAAACAAGGGGATAATACAAGAGTCAGTTTAGCCTTTAATGTTTTTATAAAAGGAGATATTGGTGATGAAAAAAATTTAACTAAATTAAAGATAAATTAGTAAGATTTAAACATAGTTAATTAAGTGATATACTAGGCATAAATATGCCATTAAAAAAAATACCATTACCTCCAGGCTTTGATAAGAATGATACAGCATCTCAAGCAGAGGGACGTTGGATTGATGGAGATAACGTACGTTTTCAATATGGATCACCTGAAAAAATAGGTGGTTGGCAACAAATTAATTCATCTATACTAGTGGGTGCAGCTAGAGACATACACTCTTGGTTTGATTTAACTGGCAGACGTTATGTAGCTATCGGCACGAACAAAGTTTTATATATTCTTTTTGATGAAGTGTTTTACGATATTACACCTTTGGGAACAGCACTAACAAGTTGCACTTATACATCAACTACAGGTTCTACAACAGTTACTATTAACAAAAATGCACATAATTTAGTTGTTGGAGATTTAATTAAATTTACAAGTGTAACAACACCAGGACCAACTACAACAAGTTTTACAACAGCTAATTTTGAAACCAATTCATTTGAAGTAATTACAGCTACAACAAATACATTTACAATTACTATGCCTGTTACAGAAACAGGAACAGGAGTTACTACAGGTGGATCACTTATAACAAACCCTTATGTTAATATCGGACCATTAGCCGCGACACTTGGTTATGGATGGGGAGCAGGTACTTGGAATTTATCTACTTGGGGTACTTCTAGATCAGTTTCTAATACGACAATTGATGCAGGAAGTTGGTCTTTAGATAATTTTGGAGAACTATTAATTGCAACAATTAAAAATGGTAAAACTTTTTCATGGGATCCTAATGCAGGAGCTGGAGTTAACACACGTGCAACTGTTATATCAGGTAATCCTACAGCAACAGTTCTAACAAGAGTATCGGACAGAGATAGACATTTAATTCATTTTGGAACTGAAGCTACTATTGGATCAACTGCTACTCAAGATCCAATGTTTATAAGATTTTCAGATCAAGAAGATATTGAAGTATATGAACCAACTTCAACTAACACAGCAGGTACATTTAGATTAGATAATGGTAGTAGAATCGTAGCAGCTGTTAAGGGTAAAGATTATATATTAGTTTTAACAGATGAAGCAGCATACACAATGCAGTTTGTGGGACCACCTTTTACATTCAGTATTCGTCAAGTTGGATCTAACTGTGGTTGCATTGGACAACACGCAGCAGTCTTTGTAGATGGTGCTGTGTATTGGATGGGTGATTCTGGTAATTTCTTTGTATTTGATGGAACAGTTAAAACATTATCTTCTTCAGTTGAAAACTTTGTATTTACTACAACAGGAGATGCTTTAGGACTTAATTTTACAAATGGTGAATTAGTGTTTGCAGGACATAATAGTTTATTTACAGAGATTAACTGGTTCTATCCACAAGCATCTTCAACACAAATAGATCGAGTGGTTACTTATAATTACGACCTTAAAACATGGACTACAGGATCGCTTGCAAGAACAACATATGAAGATGCTCATGTATTAGAGTATCCAAGTGCCACTAAATTCATTTCAACATTAACTCCAAATACTCCAACAATTAATGGTGTTACAAATGGTGGTAGTTATTTCTTTGCACATGAGGTGGGTGTAAACGAAGTTCTTAATTTAACAAGCACAAATACAACAAACATTACTATACCTGCTTTTATTAGATCAGGAGATTTTGATTTAGATATAGAAGGAGATGGTGAATTCTTTATTAAGATAAGAAGATTTATTCCTGACTTTAAATATATAGATGGTAATACAAAGGTAACTTTATTCTTTAAAGCGTACCCAGCAGATTCAACCACGGCTCAGGGACAAACAACTGTAGGTCCCTTTACAGTGTCCTCGACAACAGATAAGATAGACACACGCGCGCGAGGAAGACTTGCTAGTATTAAAATTGAAAACGATGCACTTAATGACAATTGGCGTTATGGTATATTTAGAGTAGATATACAACCAGACGGCAGAGGCGGAAGTGCTCCACAAACATAATGGCTAAAATAAATTTATATATACCAGAACCACAACCAGTCTATACACCTGATAGTATTAGACAAATTAATCAAGCATTAGAAACATTAAAGGATCAGTTAAACTTTTCCTTTCAAGAAGAATTAAAACAAGAATTAGAAAGATTTAATTGGTATAACGTAAGGTATGGTTGTTAATGAGTTGTGATAATATTAATGTTACTACACAACCAATAAGTATTACAGGAACTAATACAGATGCATTTGGAAGATTAAGAGTATCTCAACCTTATTCTTTATTTGATTCTCAAAATAGATACGCAATAGATAATCAATTTGATACTGTATTTATTACAGGTGGAAGTACTAGTTTTTTAGTTAATGAAGCTTCAGTTGCAATGATAAATGATACAACTTCTGGAGCGGAAGTAGTTAGACAAACTTTTAGATCGATGCTTTATCAACCTGGAAAAAGTTTATTAGTTCTTGCAACATTTAAAGCTGCAGCTCCTACTGCAAATTTAAGACAACGTATTGGATATTTTGGAACTCAAAATGGAGTATATTTTGAAACATCAGGAGCTGGAACAACTACTTCTGCTCTTAAAGCTTTTGTACTTAGAACTTCTATAGGAGGTTCTGTAGATAATACAACAAGAAGAGTTGAACAATCTGCTTGGAATGGAGATAAATTAGATGGAACTGGAGCAAGTGGTTTAACATTAGATTTAAGTTATCCTCAAATATTATGGATGGATTTTGAATGGTTAGGTGTTGGTAATGTTAGATGTGGTTTTATTATCAATGGTCAATATATAGTTTGTCATACTTATCAAAATGCTAACTTTACTGGAAACTCTGTTTACATGACTACAGCAATATTACCTGTAAGATATGAAATAACAAATACAGGAGCAACTACGACAACTTCTACTTTAAAACAAATATGTTCATCAGTTATGTCAGAAGGTGGACTAGAGCCTACTTCAATATCACATGTTGCATTAAGATCCACTGCATTAACTGTTGGAACTACAATAACTCCGTTAGTATCTATTAAACTTACTTCGAATGCTTTAGGTGCAGTAGTTCTACCACAAGCACTTAGAGTTTTACCAACTAGTGCTGATAATTTTGAAATACGACTTGTTAAAAATGCAAATTTAAGTGGAGCTATTTATAGTCTTGTAACAAGTGATACGAATGTGTTGTTTGATACTAATGCAACTGCAATGACAGGTGGAACTATTACTCAAATAAATTACGCTGCTTCTTCTAATCAAGGGACTACTCCATTAAATGAAGCTGGAGTATTTAATTGGGATACTCAATTAGGTGTCTCTATTTCTGGAGTAAGTGATGTTTACACTGTTGGAGTAAGAACATTTAGTGGAAGTGGAAACGTAGTAGGATCTTTAACTTTTTTTGATTTAACACAATAATACTATGGCTAATTATTATAGAAATGCTTTTTACGATCCGACAACAGTAGCAGTGACTTCTGTATATGTTTGTCCATCTAATTCAAGAGCAATTATACAAAATATTCAAGTTACAAATGAATCTGGATCTAAAATATTAAAAGCTTCAATTATAGATGCATCAGTAAGTACAACTTATCAAATAGCTTACGCTAGTATATCTGGTCCTACTATTTGTAATATTGCAAATGGTCCTATTGTATTAGAAGAAAGTGATTCCATACTATTGCAAACTAATGATACGAATGCTATATCTGCCGTATTATCTATATTAGAAATGAATAGAAACGATCAAAACGGTTAATGGCTAGAAAAACAAGTAATGGTTCAGGTTCTTTTATTAAATATACTAATAAAAAAAGACCTGGAAGACATTCAAAAAGTCCAAATAAAAGAAATGATCGTAAAGAATATCGTGGACAAGGAAGACGTTAATAGTATATAATAATAGTTTATGAAAACTACAATAATTGATGGAGTAGAAGTTCCAGTTGTACCAGCCAAAGCGGTTGAAGTTATTACAAATAAAACTACTGGACAAAC